CGGTCATGGCAGAGTCCTCTGTATTTAATTAATTGATAAAATTATTATAAAGGATCTTTGTTTGTTTGGCAAGGGGTTTATTCCTAAAGGTTTCTGGTTGACAAACAGAAAAACAGGGGGTATAGTAGGGTTAACAGTTAATCAAAACACGAGGTGAGACATGCGTACAAAGAGAAATGTAGTAATTGAAGACAGTGTTTGGGAAACTCTTAGAAAACTGGGAGAGGAAAGAGGTATGAAAATATCTGAGTTAATCAGACAGGCTATCGCTGAGTTTATAAAGAGGGAGGAGGGGTGATGTGGAACCTGTGTACTAGATGTGGGAAACACAAACCTTTGTGGGAGTTCTCTATAAACAACACCTGTTCTACGGGAGTTGGAAGTAGGTGCAAACAATGTAATAATGAGGATTACAGAAAGAAGCACCCCAAGATACAAAAACCCAAACCTAAAGAAAAACATTGCCCAAAATGTGGGAGAACACTGCCTTTAGAAAAATTCTATTTAGTTAACAACACACAGTACTCTGGTTACTGTAAAGAGTGCAGAAAGGTAGTAGATAGAGAATCTTATAAAAGAAACGCTAAAGAACGCCGCGAAAAACAGAAAGCCTATTACGAAAACAATAAGAAAAAACACAGAGCAAAATTTGAAAATGAGTACAACAACAACCCAGATTTTAGAAACAAAATTAAGGAAATAAACAAGAAATCCTACTTTAAAAACAGAAACAAATACTCAAAAATCAGGAAACTAAGGTATCATAGCTTAGCAAAGTTTGAAGACTACAAAAACAAACTAATGCCAGAGGATTGCGCTAAGTGTGGCAGTTTAGGGGAGCTGTTAGTTAAGTGCAAGCATTGCGGAAAATTCTATACCCCAACTAGAGGTATATGTAGTCAAAGAATTAGGTCGGCAACCAAAATAAACTCTGGCTTTGTAAACTTCTATTGCTCAGATAAGTGCAAAGCAGACTGTGATGTCTTCGGGATGAAAATCAAGAGGAAGTCAGACAAAACAAAAGAAAGAAGAATAAGAAGTTGCCAGAATACTAGTAGAAAATACCTTATGGAGTTACAGGAAGACAATGAAGGTTACACACATTGTGATCGTTGTGGTAAAGCAACAGAAAAACTATTTTTACACCACGTACTAGAGGTTTCAAATTTTCTGTGGGAGTCGCACAACCCTAGCTCCTTCATGTTGCTGTGTAGCGCCTGCCACACCGAGTTACACTCCCAATGTAAATAAACTTTTATACTTAACTCAAAAAATAACCCGCTCAAATTTGAGCGGGTTAAGGGACAGTTTTAAGTGAGAGACTTAAGCTACAGTAGTAGTCATAACTGAAAATGCGTCGTCCCATACCCTCCAGTATAAATCGCCTTTGTCAATTCTGAGGACTCTGGAACGTCTCTCAATGATGTCAGCAGCAGCCTCATACTCACAGAAAAGGCTGGTTACCTTTCCAATCGCAGGAGCATTCTGTTGTAATCCCATGAAGGTATTCGCAGGAAAAGTTCCATCAGGAAGTGCGATTACTTTCAGAGTATTTCCAAGAGAAGGCCAGATAAGCTCCATAGGAGTATCCAGTCTATCTGTTGAGTTGTTCTGAACGTTAGTAGGTCTTCCGCTTCTGTCCTCAATCTGCATTGCAGAATTCACGGAACAGATAACATGTGAAGGCTGCATGTACAGAGGGTTCTTCAACAGGTAAGCTCTATAAGCTTTGTGAGTCAAAGTTCCAGCAGCTGTAATAGTGGAGTCCAAACTCTGAGCTGTAAAAGTTGACAGCGCGGAAGTTCCGGCAGAGAAAGAAGTAACCGTTGCATCTGGATCGCCAGATAGCAGATAAGAAAGGTTGTCAATCCAAGCGTTGTACCCTGCGATGGTGTAAAAGCGTGCAAGAGACATAGAGATAAAGTCCATAGGAGTGCTTTGCAACGCTTCCTGGCTGATCTCCATGCTGATAGACTTGGTTTGGACGCTCCTGGAAACGTCAGCAGATTTAAGGGAAACCATCAATGGAGACGCAGCATTCTGAGAAACTGGGTGCCATTGCGAGTCTTCCGGCCCATTAGCTCCTGTGTAAGAAAGAACAGGCTGTTCAAATTTACGGGTAGCGATAGTTTGGTTGTATCCTACGATACTGTCAAGAGTTCCGCTAACTTGCCCTTGAGCACCTTGGAGCTTGTCTTCCATTAGAGCAAGAACAGCAGCAGGAAACAGAATTCGACTATCTGGACTCGCAGGTTGGGTCACTTGACTTCCTGAAGAAGCTTCTGGATTCAGCATCTGATCGACGGTAGCTGCCGGACGTCCGGTTACGGGGTCCTTCTCAAATCGCATGTTAGCAAAACCACACATCTGCTTGAACGCATCAGGATCTTCTGCTCTTGTTGGGTACTTGTCGTTAACCAGCTCACGTACAGAGACACCTTTAGTCAGAGCTTCTTTATAAAGCTTTACTCCACCAAGTTCTACCTCAGAGAGTTGACCATTAATATCAATAAACTTAGCCATTATTTTCTCCTTTACTGTTTAGAAATGAGGATGGTGTTACCATCAGTCAATGTTGCGCCTGAGATAACTTTCCACATCTTCTCAGTACCTGTAGCTACAGTGTGAGCAGAAACCAAACCGTAGTCACCAGCCTTTGCTACACCAGCAGCAGTGTTGGCAGCGGCTTCAACCATCCCGCCTCGTACAACGGTTCCAGAAGTCTCAACCCAAACTCTACCAGCAGCTTTCACTGTAATCTTTACGTATCCATCTGTGGTTCCTGTTTCTACGGACTCAATAAAACCGTAAATCTGATCTCCATCAGAGCACAGTTCAACCAAGTTGTCAGTAGCAGTGGAAACTTTTACAGGTTTTCCAACATCATTGTCGTCCACAGAAGAAGAAATGAGCCAAGTCTCATTATATCGTCCTTCACCTACCAGTGGTCCAGTTTTAAATCTAGCCATCATTAACTCCTTTATTTAAGTCCAGTAGCGTTAAAAGCGGAAACTACATGGCTAGATTTAACCACAGCTTCCTTATTGCTGTTAGTAGGCTCCGGTACAACAGAACCTTTAGGCAATTTCTTAAATTGTTCTTCGGCGTGTTTGAATTCCTTCATCACGTCTTCAGAACTCATATCTTTAAAGTCGACAGTCGCAAGGTTCAGAGCCAGACGAAATCTACGGGCCTGATCTGCTACAATCGTCTTAAGTTGTACGTTGATCGCCTCAAGTTGTTCGACAGCCGCCATATGTTCAGCAGTTACACGCTCAGCGTCTTCAGCAGCAGACGCCTTAAAGTCATCGAAGTCTCTTTCAAGCTTTTCGACTTTCGCCTTAAGTTCTTCAGCGTTGTCTTCTTCAGCGTTTACAATAGCCTCAGAAGCATCAACAGCAACTTCGTCTTCCGGTTTAACTTCTTGCTCTTGCCCTTCATCACCCTTAACTTCAGGAGCCTCCTCTTCGGAGTACAGAGCGCTCAGAGCGTCTTGTGTTAAAACTTTCTTTTTCATAGTAACCTCAAGCAAGGGTTTACAATTTAACTATTTTCCAAAATACTTTACATCAGTCCTGTTACGTTTGTCAAGTTCTTTTTCCGCTAAGTCGTATACTTCCTTCAAGACTTGGTCAAAAGTTCTGATGTCATCAACAAGATTAACGCGTTTTAATTCCTCACCTATAAATGTCTTACCTGTGAGGATTTCTAATTTCTCCATCAACTCAAGTGGCATACCTCGTGCGTCGCTCACTATCTGATAGAACTTTCCAGCATACGTCATAACCTGATCCTTGATGTGCTGTTCTTCTCTCTTCGTTAGTTTGAAGTCAGGAGAGCCGACAGCCTTCAAGTCACCAGATCTAAAACGTATAGCTTTTACTCCGAGTTTTTTGTTGTACTCAGTTGCATCCCACATCTTCACTACTACACCAATAGACCCGGCCTCAGCAAACGAATCCGCATATACCTTGTCAGCCTGTGAACCAAAGAAGTACCCAGCGGATGCCATCATTCCGCTAGTAAAGGTAACAGTCGGGACAGAGACATCAGATACAACACTTGCAATGTCGTTAAGACCAGATACAGAGCCTCCAGGAGAATTAACATCAAAAAGAATCGCTCCAGCACCAGAACCAATAGCCTGATAAATAGCTTCACGAATTTCATCATACGACACAAGACCAAAATATTTGTTGTACCACGAATTTCGGTTGGTCAAGCCCCCTTTAACTTCTATCACAGCGATGTTATCTTGTAGCGTTAGTAGTCTGGATATTTCTTCCCTCTCGTATGCATCAACGACAGCAGCCTCTGCTAACTTCAATTCCAAACCTTCGTTAGCATGTAGATAGTTGTCCTCTTTGCCCCATGCAACAGCTAATATTTCATAAGACATCATGACTCTGTGTCCTTTTGTGCTTGTGTTGAGTCTGGCTGGCCTGAACTAGTGTCAACAGACGTATTAGAATAATCGTTGTTCGTTGGGTCAGCAGCATTAAACTTAAAAAAAGTCCCGGATAAAGGTTTGTACCCTTCAGGTGGAAGCTTGCCCGTAAGTTCTATGCTGGCTTCAGCGTCAGACAGGTGCCCAGTGCTCAATAACTCCATAATCCTGCCCTGCTTCTGCACTTTAAAACTTTCAGTCTCAAGCTCCGGCCTGAAGTTTACTTCTTCAAACTTAAACTCTACATGTACGTCGTACCCCAGAAGTCGTAAGGCGAGTGTCAGTTGTCGTGAAATCAGGATATTCACTTCAAGTTGTGCAGCAGATATCGCTTTAAGAAAGAGGTACGTCTCAGTCGATGCTGAGTTTGCTGAATCACCACGACCGATGACTGACGGGAGGATCTTCGCTCCAGAGGCTATTTTTCCATTGATTAAAGCTTGAAGTACTTCGATTTCCCGGTCAGCCGACCGGTTCGCGTCTGCAATAGTATCGATATCAAGGACACTGAAATAAACTAACGCATCCTCAGGATTAAGGCCTGACATCTGACTTTCGAGTGCTGATATCGTGGCATCCATATGCTCTCTCAACTTATCCTTATCAGTCCTAACTTCAACTGGTAGTGTGTTGAGGTAATCTTCAGAGTTAATCTTTACAGTCAATCGCTGTAAGAGATTCTTTGTCGCGGCTCTCCTCAGATCATTTACAAACGCACTGTCAAATAGACAGGCTTGAATCGCTGCCCCTAACGGAGAGTCACTATATGGAGTCTCACCATCCTGAATCGCAGTACTCGTAAAGATTGTCGGGTAGTTAAGTTCAACATCCTCATCTCCACCTGTATAAATAGGGTAGGAGTACGGGGTGTTATCGGCCCAATCTATAAGTCTCATAGGAATTGGTTTGAGGTACGCCGGAAGTCTACCTTCTCCCAACACCAACTCAGAACCCATGGACCCGTAACGAAATGAGTCGTACAACAAAGACGACTCCAGGGATCGTAAGTCCGTGGAGCGAGTGTACTTCGTATAGTCGTACGACATATAGTTCAGACGCTGGAGGAATACGTTTACGACCTCCGTCGCCTGTTCTTCGATTCTGTCAGTTGCGTCATAAGCTACCGCAGTAAACCCACCTGTCAGAGCCGTTTCGATTTTCGTCTGTACCGCTGCTGAAAGATCTGGGGACGTAAGGACAAGTTTCTTTATAGTCTGCTTAAGTGTAGACTCTGCTCGTGCGTCAGCCCCTATGTCAATGTTGACATAATTGGTAGAGGGATCGGAGATCGTCGATCCTCGTGTGCTGCCTAAGTAGTCAGGAATAACTTTGGTCGTCTTCCCGGCAGGCACCTTCGGCTCCTTAACATCAGGAAGATTTGTCGCAGCTGTGGGTTTAACCGACGGCTCGGAGTTGTACTCCTCAGGAGAAAGTATATCTGTCATCCAAGACATTTTAGGTCCTTAGCATAAATTAATTTCATATTGATTTACTTATACATTAAATACTGTAATTCTGCAAGGGGGAAATTAAGACACCAAAACGTCCCACGCCTGACGTACGGCGTACCACCAATCTCGTAAGTTTTTACTTACATACCTGCATTCTTCAAGGTCTTCTGAAGGAACATTCAGGATGCTTAAAGGATAATACAACAAAGGTAAAATAAACACAAATGGAAAAGTTATCAACATCCAAACGAGCCACCATACGTCTTCTGATTTACGGGTCATGGTTTACCTTTTCTTCTTTTTCAGTTCTGTGTTCAGCTTTTTAATTCCAACTGGGATCGCTGACATGCCCTGATTCATATACACAAGCCTGCTGGCCAGCATACAATAAATGGAAGAGTGATGGATGTGATCATTGTCGTTAGCTTTAGCACTCGAAATTCTCTCTGGTTTCATCCACCTGTAAACAGGTTGACCGTCAAGAGATAGGTCCGGGTCTTTCAACTTACGCATTACGGATAACTGCTCTCGTACTTCCTGATCCCTCTCTGTAGATCTGTATGTCAGGGTCCCAGCCTCAACTTGAGTCGCAAAATGGTCGAAGGACGCCGTTACGCTCGCATTAATTTGCATCACCTTCCCCAATGCGGAATCTTCCTTCACCTTCATTGTAAACATTTGAGGCGTAGGAACTTTGGGATTACTGTAAATACAAACCCAAGTATTTGGTTGAGTATTCATAAAGTGAGTAGACAGTGTTTTCTCTGGTCCAAAGTCTACAACCCCGGCAGCGCAGTTAAACCGCCCTACAATCTTTGGCAACTCTTCCTTTACGTCTTTCAACATAAGGGGCATAATTGTATGAATAAAAAGATTGGAGCTTGTCACTGTCCCTACAGTCAACCAACAAATCTTCCCTACGTCCAGACCGTATACATTGAGACTCCCAGGCTCCTGATGTTCAAACTTGACTTTCGATATATCAAGGGAACTGTCCTTCGCTGAAGTTGGGATGCCCAGTGCCTGTTGTTCGAACTCCTGCCTATCTGTCATCCGAAGCATATCCTTAATCAGATCAGCAGGCCCAACATATTTAGGCAGGTCAAACGCTCCCAACCTCATTCCTCTCTTCGGAAGATTCGGAGACGTCGCTGTATTCACCCACTTTATATGTGGGTGCCCAAACGGAATTGACCTTTTACATTTAGGGCATTCTAGGTAAGCATCCTTTATAACAAGATCCTTGTTTACAACCTCCTTTAGTGTCAGATACTTAATTGGATCTTTGTACCCCGGAAGACGTACGTGGTCGTAGTAGGATGGGAAAAACTCGTGGTTGCACTTTTGACATATAAGTATTGACTCCCAAATATGCCCACAATTCTCAATCTCCGCTGAAATATCAAACCCTTCGAAGATCGGAGTAGAGAAAAATAAAGTAGACTTGTGTTTCTGATGCCTCTGACGTGCTGCCATACTGGTTACGACTCCCATATCAACTCTTGCTAGCTCGTCAGCAATAATACAACTAATACTCCTTGTAATACCAGTGGACTTAGACGTCGCAGACCCAGAAAGAGCGTAAATAACAGACCCATTGATCATTTTCTTTAACGCAGAACTGTCTACGTTGCGATCCATGTAATTTCTGAGTTTAGGGGAGTCCTCAATAATCTGATTGACCCTAACCTTCATGACTTCCTGCACCTGATCTCTGGAAGGAAGAACTAAGGCAGACGTAAACCCAGGAACAAGCCTCGACCTAGCAAGCATGGAGCGGTGTGCGAGTTCGGAAATTCCTGTCTGTGCACATTTAGTTATAACAAAGTCAACATCTGGGTCTACAAGCTCATTTAGAATGATTTCTTGGTACTCATGATCCTTAAATGTGAAGTTTTTCCCATTCAGATACGTATCTTCTAAGACGAACCTCTTAATTAGGTCCTTCTCGCTGCCTAATTGGGACCCAACGTTCTGTATAAAATCACTCAGAAGCTTTTGCACGTTTCTCCTCGAATAAAACCATGACTTTACCTTGTACTTCGGGCGAATATTCTCTTAAAACCTCAATTACAGCTTGCTCAAGCAGGGCGATGCGCTCTGTGTTGTAGACTTTTTCCTGGATTTCGCTGAGCATCTTGATTTCGCTGCTGAGAGCTTTGACTGCTGATATACGATCTGCGTCTTTTGACTCCTCTGAGTCTACGATTTCCTCTGCAAGAGACTTAACACGGTCAAAATGCTCGTGGACTTCCTCTGCAACAGAGATGAGTACCTGTTTATTTGCCATCCCAGTACTCCTTAATTTGTTTGTTGATCTCTGGGAACTTTTCTGCAAGGATCGCTGCGCCAATTCCCTTAGGTTTGTGAGATAAGTTCAGCCAGTTGTGTACGGTTGGCTGCGTAACTCCTATCTCCTCGGCTATTTCTTTCTGTGTTAGCTTCGTTTTGATTTTCTTCATTTTAGTACTGCCCCTTGAGTTCGTTTAGTTCGACTGGAAACGAACCTTCTGTGCTTAATTGTTGGTTATCGTCGTCTAATAAGTCTCTTTCGATTAAGTCGTTTGGAGTCAGACCAAATTTCTGTGCTATCCTT